TTAGCATTCAACAGTGTGATCAGTAGTACAGGATTACTCTTAGCATCTTGCATCTTCACTCTCTCTAGTGCCAATTGTTCCAATCCCTCACAGAACTCAAAGTCAGCTTCCTCCAATCTCTCAGCAAATCCAAACTTGTTATCCTTCTCCCATTTACTAGCAGTTCTATATGTTACCCCTGAGTAGCTAGCTGATACGCTTTTGCTTCTCGTCTCTTTATAGACTTTAAGGAATTTAGACTGTGTTCTCCAAGACTTCTTTTGGGTTGGGTTAAGGGATTTATATGTATCACTAGTCGTAGTATCTATTCTATCTTGTAGATTAGTATTGGTATTAGACATGGTTATTTCCTTAGTTACTAGTAGTTAAGGTTAGTCTACAATACATTTGACAACATGACAAAATTCGTGACTGGCTAGGCACAAACTGCAGAACAGATGTCCTAGAGCCTTTGCTTCAAGAAGTATATACTTCTTGATCTATAAATTAGCTCATCGGTTCGACAATTGTTTCCCCTTGAAGAAAGATCATTCATATCCCCTTCTTATCTTTCCCCTCCCATCCCATTAAACCCCCCAAGATTCAAAGTATCCATCCCCACCTCCCTCGTCAAGGGACGGTCACTTCGTTCCCTGTTCCCCCTTGACTTCGGGAAATTACGGTGGGGCTGGGAAGAAAAAGGAAGCGATTCGGATCGAATTGCCAAGAAACAAATCGGAGGATTTTGAAAATGACAACAGGAACTAAAAAACTAACAGCAAGACAATTCTTAAATTGGTGGTTTGATACTAAGAATGGGAAACTTGGTATTGAATATACTGATCCTAGGACTGGTCTAGTCAAGAAAACAGCTAGTTTCCATGCTGTGACTAGTGGTTTTAATGAAGTCGTATCTAAATACTATGACAAGACTGGAAAAGAATTTCTAGAAGATGCTGTAAAGAAAGAACTATGCTCTATTAAACCAGTAGGAAAGGGAAAGACTGGAAGAGGAATACCGGGAGTTAGAGTATATCCCTTTAGCTCTACTCAAGGTTCTAATAAAGCTGAAAGTATTATGGCTGAGATGAAAATCAGCTAGATACTAAGACCTAAGCAAGTCTTTAAACTGCTTATTCTTATTAATAAAAAAAAATAAAAACTATTTAAATTTAAACTCAAGTGATTAAAGGTAAATAATAGAATGAGTAACTATAGACTAGACCATCAAATACCTAGCTTTAATGAAGACGTCAGAACGGAGTGCTATAACTGCCATAGCCTAACTAGCTTATTCCTAGACCATCCTAAGAAGGGAAGGCTCTATCTATGTAGTCGTAGTTGTCAGTCAAACTTTAGCCTCAAGTCAGGAATGAGAAGCTATAACACAGTCAGAGATCACAGCACTAAACGATTAACCACAGTAGGTAAACTGCAAGACCTAACCTCTGATGAATTAAATAGGCTCATAGAGTTTAAACAGGGCTACAACAGACACACTATGAAACGTCAAAAGGAAGGCGATAGTTTAGATAAAGTACTAGGGCTAATGAGTGCTAGACATAAGAATACAGGTAAGGTCACGAAACTAGGGTAAGACTACATTAATATCAAAACTACTTCAGGATATCAAGGAGAATACCTTGATATCCTTAGTAGTTATGATATGATAGAGACTGGTTCCGAAAGTCGGAGCTACTCAGTTAAAAGGGAGACTATATTGAAAGAAGATTTAGAAAAGGTTACATATAAAGGATTAGGAGCATGTCGAGGGACAGCTACAGGTATAGCCAAACTACCTGATGATCCTACATTCAAGGAAGGAGACATACTAGTAGCAGAGATGACAGTACCCGATAACGTACCAATCATGAGGAAGGCATCAGCTATAGCAACAGATAGGGGATCAGTAACATGCCATGCCTCTATAGTAGCTAGAGAACTAGGCATTCCATGTGTAGTAAATACTAGAAGAGCAACTAGTTTAGTAGGTAATACCGTAACTATAACAGTTAAGGAAATGAAAGACGCAAAAATTCATATGATAGTAGGAGCCATAGGGGAAACTGAATAATGGGAGACCAAGTAATCGGCGGAATAAACAAAGCTATACAAGAGAATGCTAGGGCTAGTGCTGACTGGAAACATCAACTCAAAGCTGATCGAGCCTACTCTATATATGGAGCAGTCAATGAACAGCTATTTCAAGAGACCTTACCTTCAGTAGTCATAGGCTTTGACGATAGACTTAAGAAGTCTGGTGAGTATTACTTTGAGGGAGATAACATATCCCTATATCACCACTTCGATATACGTACTGACCTAACAGACTTAGAGCTATTCATAGCTATAGTACACAATGCAATACATGCACAGCAGAATGTGTATAAAGCTAAGGGAACTTGGTATCACTCAAAAGATTTCGCTGAGTCCATGCAACAGTATGGTATACAGGTTAATGAACTAGGCAACACAGTATCACTAGACCCTACTGTACTAGAGCCAACACTAATTAGACTAGGACTAGCACACTTAGCCCCTGATGTACTGGACTTTGACGTAGTCGAGGCTGTTGTTGCTATCAATCCTAATACTGGTGAACAAGTCACACAGTCAAAGGTAATCATAACTACACCCTCTAAACCTAAAGGCAAATCCAAACTTAAGAAGTGGTCATGTGCCTGTCCAGTTAATGTCAGAGTTGCTACAAATCTAACAGCATATTGCACTACATGTGATTCTGATTTTGAGGAGCAGTTCTAATATGAAGTGGCAAGCATGGGAAACAGACGCAAAGATAGTGACAGGTGCGTTTGACGGTATTGATGTTGGCTATAACTGGATAAATGTAGAAGAGAAAGTAACTGTAACTGAAAAACCTTCTCATCCTACTAACCAAATAGCTATTGAAACCTCATCCCTAGATACTGCCACTCAATATGTTAAGAAGGGCGACAATCTTTGGGGTCTTAAGGCTCCGACTTGGAACTTACCCAAAGTTACTAGTGACTACTACATGTTGTCACTAGCTAGCTTTATGGATGAAGAAAAATATACTCCATACCTACAGAACAGAACAGATATGTTAGTGGATCAGTTTACTAGGTACACAGACATGGCTGTAGGCGGTGAGTTAAGACACACTAAATCCAAGGTAGAAGCTGGTCAGATAAATGCTGCTGATGTTCCAAGGCAGGTACTACAAGCATTAAACAACAGTACATTACAAGGTAGTCGTAACTCTGCATGGGAAGGCTGGTATCACTTTAGACAAAGGTTCGGCACACTAGCTTTAGTATGGGCAGTAGAAACATTTAGTGTTAGTGGATGGGGCGGTGGCTATGGTGGTAAGAAATGGGCAAACATAGCTAATACCTTACTGATGTATGAGAAAGGAGATATTACTAAGCATACATTTGTAGACACTTGTTTTGGTTTACAGCACAACGGCGGTGTTTACTTTGATAAGTGGTGGACAACTACAGGTATAAAGAACGTACTAGATAGTAATCAACAAGGATTGTACTGCTTATTACATCCCCGTTGTTCACTCTCAGTATTTAAATTAATACCTAAACACATAATAGAGGAGACATGTCAATGTGGGAGTCATTCAAAAGTATAGTGGGAAAGAAAGGTAAGTATGCTATGCAATTTCTACCTGATGATCCGGTGTCACTACTTGATGGTAGTGAAGGAACTGTAATTAAACAATTTAAATTAGGTGATGTCAAAGTAAAGAAGGATGACACAAATGAGATAGTTGTTGTAAAACCTAATGACCTAACACTACTATGGGAAAAGTTTAGAGGAGATAGTGGTTGGTCAGACTACGCAGACCTGCCAACATATGAATTCCAAGGTACTAATCCGCCTAAAACATATATAGCTAAGTCATTCAAGCTAGCCTGTGAACACTACATGACGGAGTTTAAACTCAATGATACTGATAGTGTCTACCTAACATCTAAAAGCTACTATCGTAGAGATCACGGAGACATACAGCCACCAACAGTAGCGTGTTACTTAGATCAGGGTTGGTTAGAGCTATCAATGTTTTGGTTTACTGGTGAAGTATCTAGAGATGATGACTTATATGATCCTAGTGAAACACCAACCATGTATATAGATTGGCGAGACATGGGAACTATACCCGTAAGGGAGCTAAGCCAAGCTGTAATCTGGTGTTTACGTAGAGTTAAAGAGGGAGAACGGTTATCAATAGGCTGTCACGGTGCTCATGGCAGAACAGGCACACTACTAGCTAGCATACTAGTACATGAAGGCAGTACTGCTACTGATGCTATTGCTAGGGTAAGAAAGGAGTACTGCAGTAGAGCAATAGAAACTAACGGTCAAGAGAAATTAGTAGAAGATTATTCAAAGGCATTAATAAAGCAGGAGACAGAGAATGGACAAGACGACACCAATAATTAATATCAAACTAATAGTTAATACAGTTAGGGATACTGACGGTAACCTTATGCAAGGCTCACCTCAGTTCTATAGCACACCATCTAAAAACTTCATTGAACATATGCTAAATACAGAGCAAGAGATACCAACCATATTGTGTAGTAGAAATCATAATAGTTGTGCTACACCTGTTACAGACTTACAAAATCATAATGGTCATGTGCCTACATTTTCAGATGAGCATGAGTTACTACAATATTGTAAGCAAATACTTAATGATGCTAGACAAATCTTGCTTAAGCTAGGTGTAAAGGTAGAGCTAGATGGTGATATTGAATCAGATAGTAAAGCTATTCTTGGTAGTGAGAATCTAGGTCCTACTCTAGCTGGGGTTTGCATGGGTTGTGGTAACTCAGAAGATATAACTCACTCTCACTCTAAGGTAGGCGACAACCAAGAGGGATACGCACTTTGTGAAATATGTTATAAAGATTATAAGGAGAGCGACAATGACTTACCTTGGTAAAAGATTTATACCAAAGGGCAAGACTCAGCTCGGCTATACCATAGGTGGTAAGGCTGAACAACTAAATAATATTAGGGAAAAATTAGTACCAGACTATGTAGTAATACCTACTGAAGTAGGTGAGTCTGAATTATCTGAGGTAGTGTGTGAGGCATACATTAGTCTAGGGTTTCCTTATGTACTGGAAGCTAAGTATGCAGTACGTTCATCTGCTGTAGGTGAAGACGGTGAAGGTCAAAGCTATGCAGGTATCTTTGAGTCTAAACTCAATGTCCCTATCACCGGGATAGAGACAGCAGTTAGAGAAGTAAGAGCATCTGCTAAAACAACTAGAGCAAAGGAATATCTCCAAAGTATGGGAAAGGTCATGATGAGGCATGACGAAGACTTTCTTAAAGATGTATCACCAGATGTAGCTGTAATCGTTATGCATATGGTAGATGCCCAGTACTCTGGTGTTCTCTTTTCTAAGGAACCGGTAGATGGTACAAATAGGATGCTAGTGGAGTATGAAGAAGGTGTGGGTGGTGTAGTAGATGGTACTGGCAATAGCACTATGCTATATCTAGGTTCAAAAGAATTTTCTATACAGCGTGAACAAGCAAGTATGCCAGTATCTCTTACCGAACAAATGATAGAACCACTAAAGGTTATATGGAAAGAGGCTAAGAGACTAGAGAATAACTACCGTAAGCCAGTAGATATAGAGTGGGCTATAGATAAAGAGGGTAACCCTTGGGTACTACAGGTTAGACCTATCACAGCTATGAAGGAGACAGCTTAATGAAATGCGTACTGTGAAGAAGTGCATCCATCACTGGGTACTTGATCCGCCAACAGGCAAGATAAGTATTGGTGTATGCAAACTCTGTACCAAGATAAAAGTGCACAGCAACATGCCAAATGATCGCTCGTTCTATCGAGAAGTAAGACCGGGTAGTGGAAACATGGTTTTAGTTAAAGATATATATATAGGTAAACTTTAAGGAGAGTACTAATGCTTAATAGAATAGAAGAACCCCTAACAGTTGGAGAGGTATGTGCCATGCTACGTATACATAAGACTACCTTCTATCAGCTAGTAAAACAGGGGAAATTAAAAGCCTATGGGGTAGGACTAAAGCGTGGCAGTATCAGGGTAGATAAGTCAGAGGTAGATAGATATAAAAGAGAGGGACAAATTAAACAATAGGGATAGGAGGGTAGGGGTTAGCCCCTACCCTCGTAACTCCCTGTTATTTATACTTTAAAGTCATATCCTTGCGGTAAAAGATGACCGTTTTCTATCTTATCTATACTCTGAAGTAAACCAAATTTCTTTTCATTACCTTCTTTACCCATAGATACTACGGTCTTATTACCTAGCATTATTTTTATTTGATCCATTACCTCAGTTCTTTTAACATCTAACTTACTAGCTATACCTGTCATGGACATACCAGTACCAACCTCATCTAACAAGTCTTTTATACTTACATATAAATTAGGCTCAGTCTCTAGGCTAGCCACCTCTTCTCTTTTAGCAAACCTAATTGAGTTTAAACCCAACTCATCAAACGAATAGTGTAATCCCATTGGCTTTGGTACAGGCATATCATTAGCCTTAGTCACCTCTAGTAGTAAGGCTATACTTCCTATGTCATCTATGACTGTGGATGTATGCCTTAGCATTACGTCAGCACCCGCCTCATACTGAGAATTCCCATAGTAAATTGTCTCGTCATACTTAGGGGTATGGGCTATAGCTAACCAAGACACACCCAGATTATTCAGCATGTCTATAGTCT